CACCGTTAATGCTCAGGATGCTGCCGCCGCCGCCTCCGCCGTTGCTCCCCGGTAAACCGGCTGTTTGCGTTGATGTATGCAGTCCCCGTGCGCCACCGCCGAGCATGCTTGATCCCCCGGCTCCTGACGCAAATACGCCAGTTCCGATACCGTTTGAACGCGAGGATCCGCCTTGACCTTGTAGATTGACGTCACCACCCGTGCCGATTCCGCCTTCGCCGCCCCCCCCAGCGCCAATACCTCCCGCGCCGCCTGTTGCTGAGCAATACGCTCCGAATGAAGAGGTTCCCCCCTCTCCTCCCGTCGTAACTCCTGACGCTTGAGGCACTCCGCCGGCACCGACCGTCACGGAAACGGTGGCGATCCCCGACAAGCTCAAGGTTTTTAGCGCAGCGCCGCCGCCGCCTCCGCCGCTTCCGCTATCGCCGTTATTACGTGATCCAGATCCGCCGCCACCGACCACCGTAACCTGGGCCCTCCGTCGGCCAGAACGCAGCACCGACGGCACGGTGAAGGTGTGTGCTCCTGCTGTTGTAAACGCCGTAACTCCGGAAGCAATGCTCCCGGGGAGCTGCGCCTGCCCCACGCACCACCACTTTCCGGCGCCGTCGCTGCGAAGACGCAGATAGTCGCCGGCGAACAGCAGCTCTGTGCTGGCTTGGCCCGCGGCCTCAACGGTTGTGTCGAGCATGATCTTGTCGGTGCCGTTGGCAGCGATCACCAGAGCGTTGCCAAGGGCGGCATTGGCAGCCGGCAGGGTGAAGGTTCGCGCTCCGCCGCTGGCGTCGAGCAGCACGAGACCGAGTTGCGCCGCGGTAATGCCGACCGTGGCAGAAAGCGTGACGACGGGACCGCGCAGTTGGTACTGCGTGTGCGGGTCGGCTGCGGCGAGGTGGTTGACGATCAAGGTGTCGGCATAGGCCCGCGTCGCCAGCACCACGCTCGGGTCGATCTTAAGCTGAATGTTCTGGGTGCTGCTGGTAACGAGGTTCAGCCGCACCACCTGTGTCCGGCCGCTGCCCTGGGCAAGCTCGGGCTTGTAGGTCGGCGGACAGTTGGCGACGGCGACCAGGACGCCAGCTTCGTCATACAGACCGATTTCGCGGATCCACCAGCCGCCGACGTCTTCCGGGATGACCTGCTCGGCGATGAGGATGGCCTCGTTGCTGGGGTCGACGCTCAGTTGGTTGAGCGGTGCTCGGCGGCGCTCGTTGATCAGGGCCGTCTGGGTACGGCTCGGCATTGGCTCGGCGCCGTTGCCATCGCCGATGCCCATGTGGGTGATCGTCCAAGGCACGCCTAGTGCTTTGGCGTTCGCATCCTTTGCCTCGCCGGCGGCGGTGAGGATGGCCATGTATTGCGAGTTCTGGTCTGCCATATCAGCGGATGTCCATGGTGTCGATGACGTGTTCGCGCGCGCCCCAGGCCAGCGTGCCGCCGACCTCGATGTCACGCGATGCGGGTGGGTAGACGGTGAGTTCGTCGCCAGTGGTGAGCGCGGCGCCAATGTGGGCCGTGCCGGTAACGTCCAGGCCGATGGCCAGGCCCACCAGGTGGCGGCTGACGGGCTTGGCGTCGTCGATCAGCCAGGTCAGTTCCTGGTACATCTCTTCGGTAATGCCGGTATCCAGCACGCCCACCAGCAGGCGGAAGGTGCCGGGCGTGCCGAGAGGGGCTTCTTCCCACCACTCGCGCACTTCGATGAGGTAGCCCAGCGGCTCGACCACCCGGCGCAGCGCGCCGATGGTGCCTTTGTGGGCATGGATGAAATACGCGGCCTTGATGGCGTCGCGCTTGGCGCGCTCGGGCCAGGCGCTGGACCAGCGATCGACGGAAAAGGCCCAGGCGAGGTACGGCAGCAGCTCAACCGGGCATGTATTCGGGTTCCATAGGTCGCGCAGCGGTACCGGAACGCGCTCGATCTGCGCGAGCGCCTCGGCGGCGAGGCGCTCCAGCTCGCTGGCGTTGGGTGGCAGCAGGCCTAGGCTCGCCATCAGGCCTCCGCCACCGTGACGGTGAAGCCTGTGCAGTACGGTGCCTGGGTTTCAGTGGCGACCACGTCGACCCAGCCGGGCAGCTCGACGCGCTTGACGCCCTCGATGTGCAGCGCAGCGTCCAGGGCGGAGCGGTTGACCTCCTGCCCCAGGCGACGGCGCTGGCTGACCAGGGCAAGGCCGCGGGCCTCAGCAGCGGCGCGGATCGGCTCAGCCTCGGGGCCGACGGTGTTGAGGTAGAGCACGGCGTTGACGCTGTAGGGCAGCACCTCCGCGCCCTGCACGGTAAGGCGGTCGGCGACCGGGCGGCGGTCTTCGTCGCTGAGGTAGGCGTCCACCGCGGCGAGCAGCTCGGCGTCCGCGCTGCCGTCGCCCAGGGCGCTCTGCACGGTGACGACCACTTCGGCCGGGCTTGGGCTAATGCACGAGGCGTCGGCCACACGGCCATCGGCGCTGCGCGCGTGGAAGATGTAGGCATTGCGCGGGCCGGCGGTGCTCAGCCCCTCCATGGCCATCTGGATGCGCTCGCGCATGGCCTCGTAATCTTCCATCACCGCTGGCACCGGCGGCACGGCGTTGGGGTTGGCCGGGCTGATGGTCAGACGCTCGACATTGAAGCGAGCGCCGATCTGCTCCAGGTCCGCGCCCTTGGCGAACGGCAACATGACGGCCAGTGCGGCTTCGTTGACGCGCTGCCGCCAGAGGGTTTCGCGGTAGGCATTCTCCTGCAGCAGCTTGGTGAGCGGCTCGGATTCCAGCGCCAGGGTGGCGGCGACCTCGGCCTGCTTGTCGGCTGGCCAGAGGCTGATGGCGAAGGCCTTGCGCTCGGCGAGGATGGCTTCGTAGTCGATCGGCTCGACCACGTCGGGCGTCGGCAGCTGGGCCAGATCGATGGGGGTAAAGGTGCTCATGCGGCGGCTCCCAGGGTGAGCGGCACGCGCAGGCTGAGCGGCTCGTTGCTGTCGGTGCGGCTGCCTTCCACGTCCAGGTAGGCCTGGCCGGGCTGCTCGCCGAGGCTGAGCTGCACGCGGCTCAGGCGGATGCGCGGCTCCCAGCGCATCAGCGCCATGGCGACGGCGGCGTATGCCTGCAGGCGGGTGGCGTCATTGAAGGGGGCGTCGATCAGGTCCGGCAGCAAGCTGCCGTATTCGCGGCGCATGACGCGGCTGCCGATCGGCGTGGTGAGGACGTCGGCGATGGATTGCGCGAGGTGCCCGGCGCCAGTGATAGCGCGGCCAGTGGTGGCGGCGAGGCCGATCATTGCGGCGCCCCCGTGTTGCTTGGGCCGCTCTGCACGCCGCTGTGAACGTGGTTGACCAGGCTGATGCCTGCTGCAAGCACGTCTTCGCTGACGGTCACCGTGCCGGTGATATCGACGTTGCCGAGGATGGTGACGCCGCCCGGCGCGGTGAGCTGGGCCTTGCCGCCGGCGGGCAGCGTGGCGCTCAGGGTGTGGGTGGCGTGGTCGTAATCGATCACAGCCCCGTCCGGGTATTTCCGGCGGCGCACGGTGGCGCTGTTCGACGGCGCCGGACGTTGCTGTGAGTAGAGGCCGACCAGGGCGATGCCCTGGGCCGGTTCGCCGCTTGGCGCGACGAGAATGCACTGCTCGCCGACCGTGGGCGGGTCCCAGTCGCTGCTGTCACCCGCGCGCAAGGCGAGCCAGGGCAGGTTCGGGATGCTGAGGCCGCCACTTTTTACCGTGCAGCGCGCAGCCTGATGGTCCACCACGGCGATGGTGCCGAGGCGGATCAGGTTATCGAGGCGGCGCAGAAGGTCGGTGATATTCATGGCCCCATGCTGGCGTTCGCGCGCGCGTGGCGCATTCGCGGGGCTGTGAAGCGGCTGGCGTTACAGGGTTAGCGCACCAGGTGCTGGAGCAGGCGGCGTACTGCACATCCGGCGCGCCGGGCGCCGGGCGATCGCGCAGGCCGTACTGGTGGATGCGGGCAATGCGCGAGAGGCGGCCGGCAAAGCCGATGGCGATCGTGCTGGCGTCGCTCTGCAGGCGCAGGTAGCGGGCGGTGCGCAGCTTGGTGAACATCTGCCGCTTGCGCTTGATGCGCCCGGCCTTGGAGCGCAGCTCCTGCCGGGGCTTGCGAGGAGCAAACGGGGTTCCGTCAGCGTTGCGCTGGGCGGCGATGCGCTGCTGCTGGCTTCGGCGCAGGTCGCGGGCGAT